GCCACGGTAGCCACGGTAGCCACGGTAGCCACGGTAGCCACGGTAGCCACAGCCCCTCATATTTTAAATATCAAAAAGGTTTGTTAGGTTTGTTAGGTCGTTATAAGTTATTAAGTATCAATACCAGTTTTTAACAACCCCAGGTTTGTTATGGGTTTGTTATGGGTTTGTTAGCACAAGAAAAAATTTATTTTTTTTTCTTGACATAGAAGGAACCTCCTTCTATGCTGTCCTCATATGGATACTCTATCCCCCACAATTCAATTCGCAGATGATATGGGCCGACGCGGTTTCTTTCATCAATTCCTCCTTGAACAAATCCGAAGCTTTTCTCTTGTGCTCACCCCTGCATACGCCATAGAACTGCTGAGCCATGAAGTTCTTTTGCCGCCATCCTCTCTCCCCTCCCTGATACCAGACTCCCTTCAGCAATCCCTGGAACGGGCGAAAATCCCCTGTGAATCCTCCGAGACCCATTCTACTCCCTATGGCACCTCCGATTGGTATTCCCCCCTTTCCCCGCTCCATGGCATGGTTTATCTCAATGATAATAAGCAACTGGACGATACTCTGCCAGAATCCTTTAAACTTCTTACGGCACTGGTTGCACTGAATGGAGCCCCCGTAACCCGCGGATACCTGGAAAACAGGGTACTTGGCTACGATTTTGACTTTGATTTCTTCTGTACCATGTTCCTCGACCATGCGCCCGGCTACCGCTATAGCCTCAACCACCTGGGCATTATCCTGGCCAGGCGGCTTATCAAGGATTCCGACCGGAATTATTGGGAGCCGTGGAGCCCTTCCCAGACCTCGTTCGGATACCTGGACCCCCAGCAGGGCCCTGACCTCAAATACAAATACAGCCGGGACATTCTTATCATCCTGGGAGGTGCCCAGACTTTGGAACCTCTCACCCGGAACCAGCTTGCGGTTCTCCTGAACCTGGAACGTTCCATGCAGTCTCTTGACAATTCGCTCAACCATCTCATCCGTGAGGGATATGTCAGGTGCGTCACTGCTTCCGGCCAGGTTCCCCGCTATTCCATCACAGATGTAGGGGCTCTCCACTACACTCTCTTTCTCCACCCCTCCCTGTATTGAACAGCTATATCATGAATTCCTCAGTTGATTTAACCTACATCCCGGTTTCTAAGGAAATCCTCCTGTCGAAACCCGCCCCCGAAGTCTTCACAGGAGCAGGCAGGAATTACTATACCGTCTCCCTGGCCAGCATCCGGTCCTTCCTTCAATCCCCGGAACCCACGGAACCCGCGTTTGACGTGGCCTTCCAGCTTTCTCTGCTCATTGACTGCCAGAAGGGCCTTCGCCCCCTGACTGACGCGGCTCCCTGGGCTCAGAACCTCTATGGGAAATGGGCCAAACAGCCGGAAGCTCTGCTTTCGCTCAAGAAAGCATTGCCTGCCCTTCTCCCTTCTGTCCATTATTTGTCGCTTCCCTCATCCCGGATTAACGGCCCGCGGCGTTCTCCGCGTTCCATGATTCGCCGGAGCACTTCTTTCTGGAAGCATACGGGCATTTTCGGATTGGATGTAGATGGCATTAAGGGGGATGAAGAGGCTACGAAGGCTCGCGTCATTGCCGCATATGACTACTTCAAAGTCCAGCCGGGTTTCCTGTTTGGCTACATCAGCCCCAGTGGTGGGTTTAAGGGGTATCTTAAGGTCAGCGACGATGTAACTGAGATGCTGAATGTAGAGGATGCGGAAGATGACCTTCACGGAGCTACGTTAAGGCAGGCCAGACATAAAGCCGTCTTCGAGTACATTAACGGCCAGTTGAAGAAAGCTACCGGGATTTCCCTTGATTCCAGCACGGGGGACATCTCCCGCATGCAGTTTTTCTATCATGGCGAGTATCTTCCCTCTCTCGCTCCCGATGGCTCTGCTTACAATATTGCGCGGCTTGAGTCTCTCCTGGACCGGGCTGACACGGATGCCGTGAACCCCGTGGCTGACGATGAACTTTTGACCTCTGGGGAAGAAGTTCCGCTTCTCATTCAGAAATTCCCCCAGTGGCTTCGGGACCATGGATACCCGGAAGCCGCGGATGGCGTGGAAGCAATGACATGGAAGGGTTCTTCCAAAGTAGGGTATTGTCCTCAATGCAAGGAGGTTGCAACAACCGAACGGAAGAAGGAAGACCTTCGCCTGTGTATTGTCCGTGATTTTCCGTCCCAGTCCTGGTTCTATTGCCTGCATGAACATTGCCAGAATAAGAACAGCGGAGTGGAATCCATGAACACCCTCTTCCAAAAATATGTGGAGGACCTCGATTCCCATCCTTACAATTCCACCCCAGTGCTTGTCCCTGAAGCCTCATCTATTCTGCAACGGGTCTATCACCCTGATGGGGAACTGGTCAAGGCTCTTAAAACCTTTGGTCCCTTCCCTCTCTGCAAAGCCTACGTCATGCCTCATCCTGAACAGTTGGAGAAGCTTGACTTCCCTGTCAGGGATGCTAAGGGGATTCCGGTCATGGACCTTCTGAATGTCTCCTTCCTGTTTAAGCATTTGAAACTTATGGTGGTCTCCGATATTGCGGATGATACCAAGTCCATTCTTGATTTTAATACAGGCCGGGCTATAAACCTGACGGATGAATTCGCACATCAGATTGCCCTCCAATGGAGCAGGTATCTGAATAAGGGTAAGTACAACATGCAACAGTTGCAGAATGGGTTGTATGCTATTTTTCAGGCTATGGCTTCGAATGAGTTCTATCACCCCCTGGCCGCTTCTATTTGTATTAAGCCGTGGGATGGAGTTGACCGTGTTAGCCAGTATATTAACACCATGGAGTTGGATGAAGATAAGGCCCCTGAAGGATGGAAAGCCAGGGACTGGCTTAACTACGTACTTCGCACCTGGATGTACACCATTATCAACCACATGGAAATGTCCCTGGAAAATACCTCAGCAATCTGTCCCAGTTTCTGTCCCATTCTCATAGGTAAACAAGGCTGTGGCAAATCTGCCTGGGCACAATATCTTCTGGATAAATTCCCCGGGTGCTTCTCAGGTAACTTTGACCTTAAACAAGATAAAGACGCATTAGTTCAGAAGAGCAGTACACTGGTAATTCAGTTGGATGAAATCGACAGGTACTTAAGCAATGCCGAAGACGCGAGTCTTGTCAAGAGAGCCTTGGACCTTACCCCAGCAAAGACTCGCGCGGCCTATCGGAAGGACCAGTCAATTTACCACCCCAAGGCAGTGTTCATTGCGACTTCCAACATCAGTTCCCCCCTGACAGATGAAACAGGGAACCGAAGGTATTCCCTTCTCTATATATCCCCCATGGAGGGTGATTTTAAGAAAGCTAAGAATACTCGGGACAGTATTGATAAGCAACAGCTTTGGTGTCAAATTCATGAAGAATACCATACCTTGGCAGAGCCTATCGGCGACCGGGTGCAGGAAGTGGTCAGACTTTCCGACGAGATTAACAAAAGATTTGGCTTGCATGATACACCCGAAGCTGTGTTTATTGATAAGCTTCGCCCTGTTGACTGGTCCAACGATAAGGACAGGAACGGCAAACCTCTCTGGAAACATATTCCCAGAACTTATCGCTCGCCCAAACTGGTACTCCAAATTCTGATGACTATTCAGCAGAATCAGGGGATTATTACGTCAGAACCTGACGCTCGTATCCGTGTAGGCCAACAGGCCGCAATTGGATTGAAGCAGGCTATCAGCGAAACTTTCGGTCCCGAATATGCGATTCCCAAACAGGCTGTAGACGGAACGAATGCCCGCCGCATGCGCGTGATGCTGGTGGACGACTGGCTGGAATGGGCCAGCAAGGAGACTAAGGAATACTGGTACAACAAGTTTCCCGAATGGCGGGAATGGGATGAACAGACAAAAGAAACAATGGTATGATTTTTTCTTGACAAAAATTATAAGAAGGTCACAATGGGCCCGTCCTGCGGGTACGAGGGGGTCCATTCGGCTTCCTCCTTACCCCCCGTTGAATACTAAAATGCCAACCAGCAATAAGACATGAATAGTGTAACCAAACCGAATGAACATGATATGACCCTGTACTCCGAAGATGGAGTTCCGGTCATTCGCATTCCCCGCCTCTGCCCTTACTGCCACCAAAGCCATGTGCAGTTTGAGACAGAAGTGTATTCATCCCAGACCGTGATATATCTGACCTGCCCTGTCTGTGGAATTTCGACTGCCCCCTATAAGCCGGGCCCGGAGGCTTCCGTAGTTACTGCCCAGTATTTTGTCATGAAGCAGTGGCTTCGGCAGATTGCCATGCTTCCGGCATTCATGCTGTTGCGCCCCGGGGACGACCTGCTTCTCAAGGACTCTGCTCACGTAACCGCAGTAACCACGCCGCTGGAATCTGACCATAATTTTCTGGTGATGGACAAGGAGGGCCGGGTCTTTATGATAGCTCCCTCTGACATTGACTCCGCGCTTAACGACCGCATCAAAAGAATTCTTAAACACTGAAACCATGAACGACTTGATAGTTGCGCCCACGACCATTGCCGATTATATTGACCGGACCTTCAAACAGATGGGACTGGTGGAATCTTCTTCCGACCTTCTCCGTCACCTGCAATGGGAGATTGAAGAGTATAAGGAAGCGGAAGGTTCTGACAGAGCCGCCGAGGCTTTTGATGTAGCCGTGCTTGCCGTGCGTCTCCTTCATGCCGTGCTGAATGAAGCGGAGGATTACAGTGCCGCCAATTACAGAGCGTTTGAGAAAGAGAATGAGATACGGAAGCGGATGCGCTATGCCCTCAAGTTTTTTAAGGAAAGGAGCGGTGAGAACCTCCCCGGGGCTACTCCCTACGAGTGCTATGCCGACGCGAAGAAACACCTTAACCAGATGGACTGATGGAAAGTGCTACTGCTTTGTCTCTCCCGAAAGTGCCCGGCTATGACATGGAGATTACGGAGGACCAGACGAAACTGGCGGGCCCTGTCCTTGCGATTGACTTTGAAACTTTTTATGAAGGGGAATATTCCCTTAAACGAATGGACCCCCGGTCCTATTGCACCCACGAGAAGTTTGACGCATATGTCATGTCGGCCTATGATGGGAAGTATTGCTGGGTGGGGCATCCTAAAGAGTTTAACTGGGCAGAAACCACCAGAGATAAAATCATTGTTTCTTTCAACGCCAGCTTTGACTACGCTGTTTACCTGTTTGGACTGAAAGCCCCCGGAAGCCACGGAATCCCCTGTACCCCCGGATTCCGCACACCCTTCACTGCCTGGCTCTGTTCACGCGCGGCCTCCAATTATCTGTCCATATATGGCTCACTGTCGGAGATAGTGCTTCGTTTATGGAACATTGCGGTCAGCAAGGAAGTCCGGGCCAGGGCAGAGGGCATCGACTTCCGTACCCTGGATGCGATTCCCGAAGATATGAAGGAATACGTGGCGGGCGACTCCTACTACTGTTACGCTGTCTGGGACAAGTTTGAGCGTTTCTGGCCCGAGCATGAACGCGAGTGTTGGCTGAACACCTGCATTATGGGATGGAGGGGCGTGCCGACCAGCCGCGCGGCTGTTGAGGAAGGACTGGAACTGCTGAAGGAGGCAAGGGAACAGTATAAGGAAGCCATCCCCCTGGAAAAGAAACTTTCCCTTCTCCAACTCCGCAAAGCCTGCCAGGATTTAAATATCCCCCCTCCTGAAACAACCAGCAAGTCCAGTGAGAAATTTACGGACTGGCTTGAAACTTACGGAAAGCTTATTCCCTGGGTAAGCCTTTTGGGCAAGTACCGGAGCGTTAACCGTCTTATTTCTCTGACGGAGCGCATGCTTTCCCGTGTCTATACCGACCAGGAAGGAGTGGACCGGATTCCTTACACGCTTACCTACTGTGGAGCCAGTACGGGACGCTGGACGGCAGGAGGTGACAAATTAAACCTGCAACAGCTTAACCGGGATAAGGTTGGGGAGTTTAGCCAGCGGGAACTTATTCAGGCACCTCCCGGGTATAAGCTGGTGGTCTGCGACTGGGCCGGGATTGAAGCCCGTCTCACTGCCTGGCTTTGCGGGCAGGAAAAAATTCTTGAAACCCTCCGCGCAGGTGAAAAGGACATCTATGCCGCTAACGCGAAAGGCTGGGGCCTTATCCCTGATTCGGTGACGGATTTCAAGGCATACTGCAAGGAGACCCCCGGGCAGGAAAATCTTCGCCAGCATGTGAAAGCCGGGGTGCTTGCCTGTGGTTTCAGTGCGGGATGGTCCGCGATTCAACGCGCCAATCCGGGCATGGACCGGAACCAGTGCCAGGCTATTGTCGATATGTACCGGAGCCGGAGCCCGGAGGTGGTCGCGTGGTGGCGGGAACTTGACGCACTGGCGGCCCGCGGCTATCGGACCCCTTCCCACAGTTTTGCCCTCACCCTGCCCTCCGGGCGAAAGCTGTATTATCGTAACTGTTACAAGAAGCTTATCCAGCCCAAGGATGGGAGGCGGCCCTACTTCGCAACCTGTGTCAATTTCGGGAAAAAGACTTCCATTGTAAATACCAACCTGTTAAGCAACAACAACATCCAGGCTATTGCCCGTGACCTGATGGTTCGCGCTTTCAACAGATTCTGCAAGGAATTGCCCGGGGCCAGCCCGTGTCTTCTTGTCCATGACGAAGCTGTGGTTATGGTTCCCGCGGACAGCGCGGAGGAATATGCACAGCGGATTGAGGAAATCATGGAGGACACTCCCCAATGGGCGAACACCCTACCCCTCCTTGCCGAACCGGAAATCATGGAGAAGTATAGGAAATGAGCTGTCCCCTTAAACCATACCCGCCCCAGGTGGAGTGCATTGATGCCATGGTCAGGGCATTACGTGCCCGCGGCTTTGTTATCAACAAGTCCTGCACCGGGACGGGGAAGACTCTTGTCACCATCGAAACGGCCCGCATCCTGGGCCTTCGTCCTTTGGTTGTCTGTCCTGCCATTGTTGTTACCCAGTGGAAGCGTGCCTTGGAGGCACAGGGTGTAGTTGATGCGGGCATCTATTCCTGGGAGAAAATCCGTATGGGTAACACACCGTTTTACTCCAAGCCTCCACGGATTCCCCGTAGCCGTGTAGCCCTTGGAAGATGGACTCTTCCCGACAACTCTGTCCTTGTCCTGGATGAAAGCCACAAGGCCAAGACCTACCGGAGCCAGAGCAACATTATGGCATTGTCTGCCGCGGTCCAGAAGATTCCCTCTATCCTGCTTTCGGCCACTCCCTTTATTACTCCGTTGGACATGAGCGTCCCGGCAACCTATGCCGGATGGATTAGGGACCCCCGGATTGGTTTCTGGATGTGGGCCAGGAGGCAGGGGTGCACCGAATCCTTCTGGGGCGGCCTGGAATTCAAACTGTCCCCCCGGACCCGGCAACTTATGGAAAGGCTGAAGCACCAGCTGTTCGAAGACGGCGTTATGACGGAGATTGACAGGGAAAAGCTTGACACGTTCTTTCCGAAAAACCGTATTGAATATCTGTCCGTAGATGTGGAGGTAGGGGGCATGAAACGGATTAAGGCATTGCAGAAAGCCCTGGACAAGCTGGATAATGCCTGGGCCGAAAGCATTGAGCGGGCCAGTGAGAACGGTGTTGAACTTCCTGCGGTGGTGGAGTTGCTTCGTCTTCGCCAGCAGTCGGAGCTCGCCAAGCTTCCCACAATGGCAGAAAAGGCGGTGGAGCTGTTGGAAAGCGGATATAGTGTCGCCATCTTTGTTTCGTTCCTTGACAGTATACAGACCCTTTCGGAACTTATTTGTCAGAAAGCGGAGAAAGAAATGTTGTTTTCCGAAATCAGCGGGAGACTGACCGGAACGGAGAGGCAGGAGGAAGTCGATAAGTTTCAATCAAATAGAACCCGTGTTGCTCTGGTTCAGATTAGCGCGGGCGGGACTGGGGTATCCCTCCATGACACCGATGGCAATTTCCCCCGGGCCGCTCTTATCTCTCCCGACTACTCTATTCAAAATCTGTTGCAGGCCCAGGGGCGTATTGCCCGATTGGGGGCCCGGTCCTCCACCATTCAATATATCGTGACTGCCGCGGATACCGTGGAAGAAAAAATCATTAAAGCACTCAACACTAAGGAAATTTGTTTTAACTCCCTTACACTCAATGACAGCGAATAATAAAGTACCAGCGGATAATTCCGCGGACACTCACAGTAAATACAGCCCGAGTTCGATTGCCATGCTCGCAACCTGTCCGGGATATATTCCCCGTCCTATGACGCAGGATGAAGAAGAGGATGAATTTTCCCCCTCTGCCGTGGGTACCCGTGTCCACGGAGCCCTGGAAACCCAGAACCCGGATATGCTTTTAACCCGGCATGAGCGTTCCCTTTATAACGCGGCCAACAATATGTTGGGCATTTTGCGGGAAATGTTCACCAAAGAGGTGGGGACTGCGGAGTTCGAAGCACTGCCCGAACACAAGTTCCCCGGTATCCGTTTTAACCCGGATGACCCGGAACAGACGGGGACTGCCGACGTTTTATTCCGACATGGAAACACCTCCATGATTGTGGACTACAAGATGGGCATTGTGCCCGTGTCCAACCCCGAGGTTAATAGTCAGTTTATTTATTATGGGTTGTTGGAATTTGCAGAACGTCCCGACTGTGAAAGGATTATTCTTGCAGTTATTCAACCGAGCCAGCAGGATGCGCTTAAGACTGCCGCCTTCTACCGGACGAAGGAATCACCGACATTTTCTTCCGACATGCCCACGGTATCCATGGATGCCACGGAAGCCGTGGAATCCATTGCATCCGTCATTATCCGGCACGGCCGTGATGCGGACAACCCGTATGCTTACAGCTCTTCCCCCCATGTCTGTCCCTACTGCGACCGACTGGCGACTTGTAAGAAGATTACCAGCATGGCCAGGAACTTCTCTCTTAAAGTATTGAAGGATAAGGAGTTAGCGGAAGGCATGATTGATAGTGTCGGGTCTGCCATGGACAACCCGGAAACCTTGGGTTCCCTTCTTTCCTTTGCAAGCATTATCAGCGAGGCGAATAAGGTGCATAAGGAATATGCCAAAACCCTGTTCTCCTGTGGGGTGGATGTCCCCGGCTGGAAGTACGCGAGCCGGGGAAGCACCGTTAAGGTGGACAATGATTCCTTCCGTGCCTATGTGGAACAATTTTTATCCCCGGAGGATATTCTGGACAACATATCCAGGCTCCCAGTCATGAAACTCCTGGACCTTCTGTTGGAGAAGTCCATGGAATCCGGGGTTTCCGGGAAGGATAAGAAGGCCGCTAAGGAATTACTGTTGAAGGAATTACAGGACCTGGGCATTGTACGTGAGGTGAAAGGCGCAATGGCTCTGTTAAAAATGAAATGAAAAATTGTTGACATTAGCGGAGATTCTGCTAAGGTTCCCCGCGTCGAGAGGTTAAGGGGGCGGTTCACTCGCTAAAGAAATTCCCCCGCACAGAATATAAGAATACTTGAATATATGGCTATTGTAAGAAAATCTAATGACCCGGACATGCAGGATGAAGCTCTTGATTTGATGGAATGTCCTCAACAGGAGTTAACTTCTATGAACAACTATCAGTCTTTTGAAGGCGAAACGGATGCTTCCGACATCCAGATTCCTTATCTTAAACTGTGGCAAGCCTCTAGTGAGGAAGCTAAACTGGACAATCCTGTAGGAAGTTTGGGTGCCTTTCTTCTCAACGGTCTCGTTGTTGCTGAGCGCAATAACCCCCTGGAATGTATTGTGCTGAAAGCTAAAAAGTGTTACCGGGAATTCATTCCTTTCAACGAGCGTCAGCCGGGAGTTTTTGCTAAGACCTGGAACACCAAGGAGGAATATGAGGCCGAAGGGTTTACCAAGGAACAGGTTAATCGCGCCCTGGCCATGTGGCTTCTGATTAAGAAGCCCGAAGGGATTAAGGATGCCTCCACTACTCAGGATGACCTTGATGCTCTCTTCACGATTGACTTCATGGGCGACCAGTGGACCCTGGCCCGTTACACGCCGGAAGGCAACCAGTATACGGGTGTTGGTGCACCCTTCATCCAGTTCATGATGCTGAAAGGTGCCAAGACTGGTTCCCTTGCCTACCGTGTCCAGATTGGAGCGCAGAGGGCGGTAAGCCGAGACGGCAAGCACAGCTACGCGAAAGCTTACCTTAAGTTCAAACCCCATCCCGTGGAGGGCCAGGTGGAGGCTATTCAGGAGATGGGCCTCTTGTCCGCTGTGACCCAGTAGCCGATTTTCCCATCGACTTCGCTATTGTATAATTGTTTTTGCTATTGGTTCTTGTACCCCCCCCGTTGGGAAACGCGGCGGGGGTTTTCTTTGCGCTTGACTCAGGCATGTTTCTCCGGTATATTCCCGAATGCAACTGGTAGCATGTGACCCCGGAGTCCACGGAGCCCTCGCTCTCGCGGATACCCGGCAAAAAAAAATATATGTGCAAAATATGCCGGAAGACACCCGTGAACTGGAAGGGCTCCTGAACAAGCTACCCAGTCAAGGCGACCGCAGGCTTGTGATTGAGAAAATGAGCTACGCCATGAGTGGAGGCGGCAAGGTGAGCAATCCCCGAAGTTCCGGGCTCTTGGGTTATGCTACCGGGCGCGTTATCGGATATGCCCTTGCCAGTGGTTACGAATTGACGGAAGTCCCCCCTGTCAAGTGGATGAGGGCTGTTGGAGCTTATGACAGCGGCCTTACCGCAAGGGACAGGACCCGATGGAAGAATAATCTGAAACAGATAGCGATTGAGAATTTCCCCGGAGTTAAGGTGACGCTACAGAATGCGGATGCCCTGCTCATCCTCCTGTGGGCCTTCCGTGAATTCAGCGGAGACCACAGTCTTACCATGGGCTCCTGGGAAATAGCCCGAATTTGAAACATGGCCAGACATTTTACACGCTATGGGAGGCAATGGGAATTTGGAACCTCCGACCTGGATATTGAGCTTTGGTGTTTCAAATACGACTGGCCCGTAGAGAAAGGCGGCCTGGGACGGTACGGCCACGCGCATCACGCCATTGACCTGCTGTGGAATTATGAAGGGAGTCCTACGCCTATTATCTGGACCCCCTGGCTGGAACAGATGATTGAGACCGCATCCGTGCACGACGTATGTATTATGGGTGGAGGTTCTTCCAGCGGCAAGTCCCTGTCCATGGCTATCATGGCGTTGCTTTATTATCTTGCGGACCCCATTGATACTTTATGCCTTGTCACTTCTACAACCATTGAAGGCGCGAAAAAACGTATCTTCAAGGATATTAAGAGGTTGTGGAGACAGGAATTTCCTGGGCGGCTTGTTGATGGCAAGGGCCAGATTAAAGGCATCAATGAGGAAGGAAAGATTGACGATTCCCGCGGCATTGCCATTATTCCCTGTGCCAATGTAGGAGACCCGAGTTCCCGGTTCATTGGTATTAAAGCCAAGAACATGCACGTATTTTATGACGAGCTGTCGGAGCTCCCCATTGAATTGGTGGATGTTTGGAGGACCAACCTTATCACCAACCGTTCGGACACGCCTCCCACCCTGATGGCCGCGTCCAACCCCAAAAGCCGGACGGATGCTTTTGGGGTAATGGCTATGCCTAAAGACGGGTGGAACTCCGTGGATATTTTTGAAGAATACTCCTGGGAAACCCGTGACGGAATCTATATCCGGTTTGATAATACCCAGAACCCGCGGATTAAATATCAGCGTGAGGATTGGAGTTTTTATACTCCTTTGAGTATTATCCAGCAAACCATTGACCAGTATGGCGAGAACAGTCCGTTTGTCATGCGGTTCCATAAAGCCACTTTTTCTGATGATACGGAAGAAGGGGCCCTTTTGTCAGAAGCGGAAATTTATGGAAGCGGGGCCGATGCCATGCCCGTCTGGGGAGATGGAGAGCTTGTCACTATTGCAGGTCTTGACCCGGCCTATACTAACGGAGGCGACCAAACCTGCCTTAAGTTTGCGAAAGTAGGAAAGACGGTTGAAGGTCTTTGGGCCTGCGCGGTGACTCATACCTACCTGCTTAAATCCACTAAAGCCAAGGAAAAGCTGAGGCAACGAAACTTTGATATTGCTCAACAGGTAGGCGAGCTCCTGCGTGCCCATAATGTTCAAAGTAAATATCTGGCCGTTGACGTGACCGGGGGTACGGGTTTTATTGATATTCTTGCCCAGCATGTGGGCACAGACTTCCAGACGGTAAGCTTTGCCGGGAAGGCGAGCAGTGTCCCTCTGGGCCTGCTTCAAAACCAGGAGGCATGCCAGCAGTATTCCAACAAGGTTTCCGAGTTGTGGGGTTGTGTCAAGTTAGCCATCAACGCACGCCAGCTGTATGGGCTTGACCCGACAACGATTGTCGAATTGAAGTCCCGGCTCTACACTATGAATGGAACCCGTATATCCATTGAACCCAAGGTAGCCATGAAGAAAAGAATCCACAAATCCCCGGATAACGCGGATGCGTTGGCTCTTATAGTACACGTCTGCCGGGGAATCATGGGACCTGACTTCGGTAAAATACGGCTTGACATCCAGAACCAGCAAGTGGTAAAACATGAAGAAGTTATCAAATATCGAACGGACGGCACCGCGTATATCGAAGCCCGGGATATTGGAAGGTATCTTGGCGGGTTTACTCCCGCGACTTCTGAAGACCGCCCGTTACAAGATGATTTTCGTGAAGAAGTGAATCAGGCAATGAGTATGTTATGGACCTAAAGAGCGCGTCACAAAACACTATCGCACCCGTCACTGCGGACTGCAACTGGCAAAACACGTTGTACCGCAAGGTGTTGGACATGTATAAAGCCGGAGCCCCAATATCCGTTATTTCGGAAATAACAGGATTGCCGAAGGATAAGATTAACAAGCTGGTGGACCAGGTGCAACTTTCCCGGGAAGAATTGACCATCCGAAACCAGCTTCTCAACAGCTATACTCAAAACACTCAAGCCCGCATCCTGAAACGCCAGGAAGCTCGAACCAATATTGAGCTCAATATTGTAGAGAACATGAGTGAGCAGTATAAAGACCTGATGAACAGCGGGTTTAAGAAGGTGGCCAGCTTTATGGCAGACGCGGATATTTCGTCCCTTAAAGAAGTCCCTATGTTCTTGTCCATCATGGAACGGAGCCACGACCTGTGGGAACGGTTTAACGAAGCCATTGCCAAGCGTGACATGGATATGTTGGCTACGGTAATTAACCAGTTTGAGCTTGAGCAGACGGAGACGATTACCCAAATGGGATTGCAGGGAGGCCCTATTGCTCTCAATAAAGACGGAACCCGGCCAGAGCTTAAGGAAGACAGTGCCAGCCGCACCATTACGCTCAAGCTTAAAAAGAAGGGCGTAAAACCGGAAGAGGACACGAATAATCGTTGACATTTTTGATAAGGTTGTTATAGTCAGCGGCATGGCTCGAGACGAAAATTTGCAAGAACTCTTCCGTCGATGGACTCCGGTTACGCTTATCAATCTGCCGGAGGAAATTCAAACTCCTGAAATTTTCCCCGACTACATGGGACCTGAGAAGGACCCTGCCCCTGTCGGACATGTTAAGGGCCTTTTGACGGTTTTAGGTTATTCGCATGACCTTAAGAGACCTTACGTAGTTAAATGTGTTTGCGGAAACCTTCTTAAGGCTTCGGTTCAGCAGGTCTCGCTTCAATATAAAATGGCCCAATATCTGTCACAGGACACTCTTTGTTGCGGCTGTTTCTGCCAGATTACGCGCACAGCTTATTTGATTCGCCTTCGGGTTGAAGCTTTACGTTCCTGGTGCCAGCAGATGGGCTCCTGGCTGGACGACCTCAACACTCTTCGGAGGTATGCCCGGAAATACAAAGTGGAAATCAGTAAGAATGTTGAACATAGAAAGCCTCTTCGTCAGATAGTGCGGATGGAATATGAGGATGACCCTTTGACTTTTGACCGCAGGGTTGAGCCTAAAATGATTGATGACCAGGATATGTTCATGAAACTTATCGCCCCGAGCCCGGAGTATGAAAAATTTCTGAGGGAAATGGCTGATAAATTAGCGCATGAATATGAACCCTGGGCCGCCATTCCCATGGCAAGCCTTAGTGCGTATGCCAGTTACAAACGGGAATTGCCGGAATTTGATGCGGCCACCTTCATTAACTTTGTCAATTATCTCATTGACATGGAACAGAATTCAAGTAAAGTTGCTTCATCCGATGGCGAAGAAAACCAAAAAGACAGAGAATCGAAAAAAGAAAGGTAATCGAAAACCCACTTTAGGTTCTTCTGAGAATGTTAAGAACTTCCTTTCGGCGGCAAAAGACCCTGCGGTCTGGGACAAAGCCTGGGAATACCGTAACTATTTTCGTTCGTGGGTAAGCGCGGGCAAGCATCCCATTTTAGAACCCAGAGGTTTTGAAGTAAATAACCCTCGTTATGATGTGGTTGGTACTCAACATCTTATGTGCCCTAAAGTTGTCAATAAGCCAGGAGTTCCGCATAAATATTTCCGCTTGTACATGTTTCAAAATTACCCTGGCTTCGTCAACCACATGGGTTCCAGGGAGGACCGTAAGTACCCCTACTTCAATTTTTTGATGTATGAGCCTATTGTTGAGGCTCAGTTTTACTTCCGCTGGTATGCGTTCAGCGCATTGATGACCCACAGGGCTTTCAGCATCCTGCCTCCGCAGGCAGTCCTGTCTTTAACCCAAGCTTCCGAAATGGACGCTTTAGTATATCCTGAAAACAAACTACACACTGTACTTTAACTATGGCTACTATAGTAATCCCGTGTGAGCCCCGCGTGCTGGTTAACGGTACGCGGATTGCTCAAAACCTGCTTGACAGCGTAGCGGCTTCCAGCCGTCCTGACCATGAAGTCTGGCTTCTGCTTCCGTACCGGGCGAAAGCGGCGGCTGAGCCTATGCTTGACCTGTTGCGAAATCAGTTCCGGGACCTTCGGACTCTGGAACTTCTCACCCCTGTCACTGACCCTTACAAACTGGTGACACATATGTTCGCACGTCTTCATCAGGCACTCACCTATGAAAATAATCTGAATGAACGTCCCATTATTTGGGTGTCCGAACGCGGCAATGAAACCTTCCTCCCTGGAGCCATTGATGCCCTGGATGCCGCGTTCTTCCGTAAAAAGTGCGATACGGTTGCGGGTAAGTATTTTACTATTCCTGCTACGGAAACTTCTGCGGAATCTTTCACCCTGGATGGGACCTTTGTTATGTCCAGCCAACTGGCCAAGATTTATTCCCAGCGGGTTCCTTATGTTTCCGTGTCCTCTCATTTCCGGCTCTTCCTTGATAAAGTGCTGACGGAAAAATGCTACAACGTAGCGAACTGGGACGAGCTTATTCAAGTGGGCCCGGTGCCCACTACTGATGGTTTTGTTCTGCCGCAGGAATCGGAGCAAAGCTATGTGACTTCCCCTGTAGAAGTAAGCATTGCCAAATTCAGTGAAGAAACTGTTAAGATTCTGGGACAGAGCGAACAGATTGGCGGTCCGGTAAAAGCTCGTGAAGACCTTTCGGAAGCGGAAGGATTGAAACCTTCCACCCGTATCGTTGTTCCAAAAGCGACCAAGCCCAAGTCTAAAAAAGCGGCTAAGGAAGACGCAGTTACTTCTGACACAATTAAACCGGAAGAAGACCCTGAATCCGAATTCATTTAATCGTTATGCCTAAACCAGATTCCATTGCCCCGGTAGGGCCCGGAGTTATCGGCGTGGTTGACGAGAATGGCAACCTGCTGAAACGGCGGGTGCCTACCGCCGACCAGGCACGAGCTCTTTTATATTTCTGCCTCACCGCGGACCAGTTGTCCATGCAGGCCCGCACGGAGGCTCAGGCTGAACTTGACGGACAACGCCCGTATGACCCGATGGCTTTGTCCGCAGTAGGACAGAACTACCGGACCAATTACAATTTCCGCACCATGCGGATTATCCGGGAAAAAGTGGCGGCCAGTTTGAGAGAGGTGTGGGACAGCCCTGAATTCATTTCGGTGCAAACCCGCTTCGGAGACGACTCCCGCAGACCTATTTATTCAGATATTCTGTCTTCCGAACTTACCCAGATGGTGAAGTCCATGCCGGGGTTCACCTCTATTATTACCGACCTTCTGCATTATTTTTCTTTCCATGGTTTCGGTCTTGCCTACTTTGAGGACCCCGACTCCTGGTTCTTTAAGGCAGGAAGCCTGAATGAATTTGCTTTTGAGCGCAAGGTTAAACCGGACAGCAGTACGCTGGAAGTGGTATTCGCCACGCGAACTCTGCGTGCTCATGAACTTTATGAGTATATCCGTGACCCCCAGACTGCGCGTGAAGCGGGCTGGGATGTGGAGGAAGTAATGAAAGTTCTTCGTACCGCCAGTTATAACCAGACTGTTCAGCCTCAGCGTATTTCCTGGGAAACGGAGAAGATGCTCAAGAACGGCGATTATACTTTGACGGATATTATTGGAACCAGCATTCCGATTTCCCACATGTGGGTTCGTGAATTCGACGGCACCGTCACCCATTCCATTTTCTTTGTCAACGGGAATGGCGGCAATGGCCAGGATGTGAAGAGGGACCAGAACCGGGATGTGGATGACACCAAGTTCCTTTACACGAAGTATGGAGCTTATGACTCCATGGAACAGGCGTTTGTTCTTTTCCCCCTGGGCAGTAGCACCAACGGGGACATCCATGCTTTGCGTGGGTATGGGAACGACCTTCTTCCCCACACCAGAGTTATCGACAAACTGGTGAACCAGGCGACGGATGCCGCTTTCCTGGGCATGTCTTTGAATGTGATGGCTTCCAATGAGACTTCCCGTCTCTCTGCCATGGTCAATCCGATGGGGGCTTACACTATCCTGGACCCCACGGTACAGTTGCAGACCAATGCCACGCCCAATCTGCAACAGGTTGCTTCTCTCCCCTTGACTCTGTTGCAAAGCCAGATTAGGGAACGTCTGGGTGAAATAGATGTCAACGCGGACGGAGGAATGGGCCGGACTCAACTGGAAGCGGAAATTCGAATGGGCAACGCAAGCAAGGTCAGCAACAATATCATGGACATGCTTTTGGAGCACTTGTCCACCCTTCTCCGTGAAATCGTTCGCCGCATTATCCGCAAGGATTATGACGAGGGGATTGCCGGGGCTAAGGAACGCCAGCGCATGATTGACCGCCTTGAGGAAGCCGGGGTTCCCGTGGAAGCCCTGTATGCCATTGACCTGGATAGCGTTACAGCTCTGCCCCCCATTGGCGCGGGCAGTAAGGTAAGACGGACTCTGGCTCTCCGGCAGTGCCTCAACTATATGCAGTTCATGCCCAGGTCCGGGCAGGAACGTCTGATTCGTATGGCTATCGCTAACGAAACGAATGGACGTACGGCCCGCCTTCTCATGCCATTGAAGGATGACCCCAACCCTTCTGAAACGATTGCCGCATCCATTGCTTCCGTACAGAACAATCAGCTTATGGCGGGACAGGAAGTTCCGGTTATGCCGAACGAAGACCACCGGACGCATGCCGAAGTGCATGCCAACTTTATTCTGTCTCTGGTCCCCGATGCCCAGCTTACTCCTGAAGAAATGGCTCAACTTGCTCAGCCTCTGCAACTTTTGGTAAGCCAACTTGCTGGTCATATGGATTATCTACAGGCCAGTAAGGAAGTCGTTCCCGAATTTGAACAGTATGAAAAACTGGTCAAACGGTGCAATGAAGTCATTACTAATGGCATGCGGGCCCTCGAAGCCATGCAGGCCAAGCAGAATGAAGAGCAGGGCCAGGAAGAAGGACCTACGCCGGAACAAATGAAAGCCCAGGCTGACATCGAATTGAAGCGCATGAAGACGGAAGCGGAAATTAAACTGGCTCAAGAAAAACAACAGGCAGAAATAGCGGCCAAGACTGTTGAAGCAAACGCCAAGGCCGCGGCAAACCTGGGAGGTACCAATGTCTAATATCTGGCCCACCTATACTGAGGAAGCGTTCAGGACCAACCCGAAAGCCCAGGGTTCCCTGTTCGAATTGTTGCAGGACCCTGTAATGCAGGAGGCCCTCCTTATTATCCAGTCTAAATTGAATGCGTCCCTTCCATCCACGGTGGAAGCGGCGGCTCTTGCCGGGGCCTATGCCGCGGGAGCCCAGGCCGTAATCTCCGGCCTCCATAGACTGGCGCAACCCATGGAATCCACGGAAGCCCCGGTAGCCATGGAACCCGTGGCTACCGTGGAACGGAACGCCTGGATTAACTCACTTAAACCTATTATCTAAACTAATTTATGTCAGACACTCAAAATCCCGCCATTGCGAAGGCCCCCGTGCCCGGGGCTATCGACTCAGCTGTTCGAGGAATCTTTGACCAGGTATTCAATACGCCTCCGGGTACTTCGGATTCCCCGGTACCCCCGGCCCCGGATGGGACGGTCATCCTTTCAGAGCAACCCCGAATTGCCCAGGAAGAAGTCCAACCCACCCCTACTGTAGAGGAAATTAAAAATCCTAACGGAAATCCTGTTGAAGAAGTTAAGCCGGAAGAACCGGAAGAGGAAGAAACGGAGGAAGAAGAACAGGAGGAAACGGAAGAAGAGTCAGAAGAACAAAAGGGGAAGGACGAGGAAGAAACAACTCCCCCGGAAAGGAAAGCAAGCAAAGCCGCCAGCAAGGCTTTTGCCGAGATGCGGGTCCAGCTGAAAGGAGCCAAGAAGGAAATCCAGGAACTGAGACAGCAACTCGAAGAAGCTAAGTCCATCACCCCTGACAGCGAAGAACTGGAAGCTCTCCGCGAAATTGTCAAGGGTTATGCCTTTACCGCTACGGAGGAATATAAGACCCAGGTCACTAATCCGTACAATAAAGCCAATGCCCGAATTAGCGAACTGGTGCAAAGCGAAGGTGCCACTGTCGATATGGACCGGATGAATGAGGTTGCTCTTAATTCGGAACTGGATGCCTTCGATAAAGAAGAAGCCTATGAAACTATCGGAACGGATGCCGGGCTGAGCGGGGCTTCTCTTTCCCGTTTTGTCCGCATGGCCAAAATCCGGGATGCCGCTATTGAAGCGCATGGCAAGTTCCAGGCAGATGCTGACAAGTATGTGGAGGAACTGAAAGCCAGCAGGGGTAAAACCGCAGAAGGTGGCAAGTATGAAGTCAATCTTGACAATTATACGTTGGAAGCCATGCGGGCGAGAGCTAAAGAGTTGGGGATTAACTCCGAAATTACAGAGGACAATCTCAAGCATGCACGCCATTTAGCCCACAAAATCAACAACAGTTCTTTTATGGATGGAGCCCTTGCGGAAATCATGCAGAAGGAACTGCTGGAAGCTCGCGGACAGATTGAAGCCCTGGAAGCCAAGGTGAAAAAGCTTCGCAATGCCCGCCCCACTGCTGGGAAAGGAAGCCCTGAACCCCCTGAAAATCCCAAACCTACGGGGCCAGTAAGTGTGAATGATGTTATTCACAGTGCTTTTGACTTGCTTCATTAAGCCTGGAATAAATATTTCTTGACATCTACCTGGAAATAATACAAAAAAGGTGCATCCAAAGCGGTGCATCTTTTTTGCTTTACCCGCGAGCAAACAAATATTTTCATTTCGCAGGCGTATCAATCCTGGTCCTGTCCCTGCCGTGACCGCCAAAGAATCCATCCAATTTATCCAAACAAAGGAGCCGTTGCCGTAATCAACTAAAAAAACAAATGGCTAATTCTCCTAACGACATTCAGGCCCAGGACCTCAAGTTGGTCACGATGACCAACCTTCTTAACGCCACCATGTACAGCACGTTTGCTCGTACTTCCCCCTGGAACTCCCAGATGATTATGTCTGGCGAGTGGACGGACGGCGTTGGTGACTCCGGGCGTATCGCAACCTTCGGTGCTACGGACCCCCGTCCCGAATGGATGAACATCAGTCTTGACTCTACCTCTGACCAGATTCCGATTACGGTCAATGACACGGGTGCTACCATCTACTCCTACAGCCGCTTCATTACGCGCCTGGCTTCCCAGAAACTGGACGTGCTTCGTATGCGCCAGTCCTGGCAGGCCCAGCAACAGGCAGAAAACGTGGTTAAGCAGTTGGTCCGAGCTGTGGGCAACACCTGGTCCCGTTTCTACCGTCAGAGCTACATCAACATTGCGTCCTACAAGCTTATCCCCACGAAGGCGGGCATTGTCGGTCTCGATGTGGTAAGCAACGACATCAACTCCATGCCGGAAGTTAAGCCGGAAGCCGCGCTTAACGACAACCTGATGAACCAGGTATGGCAGGTCCTCATCAATGAAGGAGCAGGCGAATCCGCGACTTTCATGGACCAGGGTTCCCCGGTGTTCCTGGCTTACACCTCCAAGGATACGGTTGACTTTATCCTGCGTGAAAACCAGATTATCCACAAGGACTGGAACTTTGCCGAAGCGGCTGAGGGTAAGGAAGCCACTCTGCTTCGCCAGCTTGGCGTGAAGTGGACGTACAAGGGCTTCACCTATATCGTGGACAACATGAACCCCCGCTATACTTTCGATGACACCAAGCAGACTGGGCAGAAGTGGGTGGAAGTTCCGCAGTACATCAAATCCGAAACGGCTGTGGGTTCCCGTTATGTCCAGAACCCGGCTTACCTGAACGCGCCGTATGAGGACACCATTGTGTTCGTCAAGGACGTGTACAAGTCTCTGGTTCCCCGTCCGGTTTCCGCTTATGGCCAGGCCAAGTGGGACCCCGTAACCTACGCGGGCGAACTGACCTGGGTAAACAACAAGGACAACAACGGTAACTATATGGGTACTCAGGGCCTGTTTATTGCCACGCTGTCCGCGGCCCCGATGCCTGTTTTCCCGCGTCACGGCGTTGTCATTCGTCACATCCGCACGACTTCAGGTCGTGACCTGGTAGACGCGAATGGCCAGCCCATTGGTTCCCTGGTCAGCACTCCTTCCGCAGTTGCTGGTCTGTAATCTAAACCCTTAACTCAGTAACCGGGGCGGGTGGGATATTCCTGCCCGCCCCATATTTTTTAAGTCAAATGAAAATTGCTTACGACCCTGAAAAGTTCGGTGAACTTAAACCCGGAGACGATGTGCAAGTCATGGGTGTTGGTGTAGTTTCCGACGACGGTAAATCCATTGAAATCGTTTCTATTGAAGACCAGGAACTGGATGAGAGTGACGAGGACGAGAAGGATGACGAGGAATCCGAGGAAGAAACCGAATCCCCTAAAAAAGTAACCGAAGAAGAAACGGATGAAGAACTGGCAGAAGGGGCAGACCTTGATGCCATTATTGCGTCCGGTTTTGGCAGATAAACTTTAAAGTTTTAGTATATGGCTTCCATCACTTTCCCCACGGCATCCCCGGTAACTTTGAATTCCGGGGAAGAATATACCACGGTAATCGCGGATAAGAGCGACTACATTCTTACGTTCACTTTGGACCGGGGTACTGGTTCCATCCTGATTCAGAACTCATCTACACTGGTAGATGGAACGGACGTGTTTAACCGCCCCCTGCTTCTGAAACAATTGGATTCAGCCAGTGGACCGAACATTAAAGCTACGGCTACTTTGGCCGAAGCGGTTATCACTCTTTCCGTAGTTAAAGCACCTGCTTCTGAATACGGAACTGTTTCATGCACCCCCGGTGTTAAACATCAAGTGAGCCTTTCTGTAGACTCAGCCGAACCGGAAACTTCTTCCGCGGTTATTTACTTCGGAGACTCTCTGGATGCCGCGGTTTCCTCTGTTTACGTGCATGACGGAGACATCATTATCCCTCCTGAAGACAATGCAGTCGTTCCTCTTAACAGGGGAATTTTGCTTACCCCCCTTGTCGAACAAACTAAAGCTCAAGCTTAACCCTTAACAATTTTAAATTATGCCTGCAACCAATCTTCCCATTCCCGCAGAAAATGCCGCCATCAACCGCGGCGAACTGTACCAGCTTACGGACCTCACCGCAAGCACCCGGTACCAGTTTGTAATCAGTTCTACTAAAAACCCTTCTGTCACAATCGCAAAAGAAGAAGCCCTGACCACTATCCAGGCACAGGGCAATTTTAATGGAACTCCGTTTTATTTCACCACGGACGCTGGACAAACCTCAGCCTATTTGCTGGTGAACGCGCTGGAAGGAGCTGTTATTACGTTGAACATGAAGGCTGACCCCATCCCGTCTCCTTCTTCCGTTACGCTTCCCGCTACGCTGAACCCCGACAAGTGGTACGTGGTGACGGGTTTGACCAATGGTGCCCTCTATGAACTGGCCGTGAGTTCCGATGCCCCGGTAACTGTGTTTTCCAAAACCGGAACCGCCCTGGCGACTGCGGTGGAAAATCCCCCGCTTATGACTCAGGCGGGCTCTATCCAGTTCCAGACTACGGGGACTTCCGCGTGGCTGTATGTGGACGGGGCTTTCCCGGCCAACGTCAGCCTGAAACCCTTCACTGGCGTGGTGGGCTCTGTGCCTCCCCAAGTTACTCAACTTAATTCGACCACTCTTACTGTAGCTCTTCAGGGCCCCGCTCCTGCCGGGTATTATTTCCTGGACGTTGTTACGGAAGCCGGGTCTAATGCTAATCCCGATGGAACCCTTACCACGAATGTAACTCCGACTTACCAAGCCTGGACGGGGTTGAAATCCGGGGTTATGCTGGAACCTTTGACTCCCACCAACAGCAAAGTAACTGCGGCGGATATTCAAGGACGCATGATGTTCAGTTCGGGGGCCGTTCTGGGCAGTGGCCAGAGCACGACGCTCGTTACTCTGACCGTACCAACCGGAGGCACTCCGCAGGAATTCAGCGGGACTGCCGTGGTCACTTTTGCCGGGAACATTTCTTAGCATCCAATCCATTTAACCTTGACACCCATGGACCCATTGACCTATAGTCAATGGGTCCGAACTTTTGAATTCTTTTTATGGATATTAACGACTATATAAACGGGACTCCTATTGAGCCGGGGGTTACGTACAAACTGGGGAATGCGGATGCCAATTCCGCGTGGACCCTGGTTTCTGACCGCCCGTGTCTCTTTAAGCTATCAGCCACGGCACCCACGGATTCCGCGTGGTCCAATGTCACGGAGGAACAATATATCATTAACGGAGACGTTTCCAATCAGGTTATTGAAATCACGTCTCCCAATGGCAAGTATTTTGTCGTAGCCACCCATGACCAGGATTCCGCGGCTACCGTGGAATCCGCGTATGCCAAGGTCTCTCTCAAGCCCCTGGGGTTTGACTATGAGGACACGTATGAGGCACTGCCGCTGGAGGGTGATGGCCCCGTAGCCGAAGGCTTCTACAAGATTTCCAACCTTGAATCCGGCAAGCTCTACTCCATCAATGTATCTCCTGATGCTGGTGGTCTTAGGGCTAACAATCCTATCCCCGAATACGCCTTTGCCCTTTTCGCTGTAGATGGTTCGAACAATCCCAAGGCTCTTCTGGCCGCGGGGAATTCCGGTAAGCAACTGGTCTTCGTGGCTACCGAAGCTACAGCTATCATCAACCTCAGCTCCACCATTGAAGAGAGCGAGTTCTTTGTCAGCATCCGAAATTTTAGTGTAGGCTCTGGTGGTGGAAGCGGCTCTGGTTTTGACCCTGCGTCTGACCAGAACATTACCGGGGCCTGGTCTTTCTCCAATGTAACGGGCTTAACCATGGCTGATAACGCGGCCATTAAGCTGGGCACGGGAGACGACGCTGTTCAGATTAGAGGGTCGAGCAATGGAGCGGCGGTGATTGAGGGGACGAACAAGTCCCATCTTGACATTGCTGTCCCCCTGAAATTGCAGAACCCGGTGACAGTGGATGACAGCCTCAACTTTATTGCCACTACTGGTGAGAAGATGAAGGCCATTCAGTTTGGCACAGCCGCGGGTATGGCTCGTTGCATTCTGTTCGAAGAGGCCAACAAATTCCTCAGTATTGCTAATCCTGATAATGTCAACCAGAAGAGCCTCACCATTGACGGCAGTGGCAATATCTGGTTCTATCAGGTAGAGAACCACAATGGACAGAGCAACTTCAACGTAGAGGTGCGGCTCAACAGTACCGTTCAGGTTTCTGGAGTTGCTACCTTCACCAAGACCATCAACGCGAACCAGGGGATAAACATCCCCCTGACCGTGGGAATCCCTACGGACACCTCTGTAGTGAACCGTGCCTATGCGGCAGGGTTGGGAACCATTGCCAATATTCTGTCCACTGAGGCCTATCTTAACACAGAGTCCCTGTCGGCTACACAAAGTGCGGCTATCACCAAGAACGTTCCTTACGCCAGTGCTGATATTCGAGTAAATAACGGAGCCCATTCTACCATTCAGGGAGAATTTCATGCTCGCAGTTTCCAGTGGAACTATTCCAGCTTTGCGGGTATCTCCTTTATTTGGAGGTGCACGGGGGCAAGTAAGCTCACCTTTGGCATTGGCCGTGGTAGCAAGGACATTCGCACAGACCTGTCCATCAATTCATACAGCATGATACCGGGCAGTGCACTCGCATACAACCATGGGGAAATCTTTGACATCACCTTCGATAATTCCAGAGACACTTCCCGTAATGGATATACTGTGAAGGTCCGGGAGATTTATGCCCTCTCCGCTGATACTGGCTGGAAGGTCAAGACGACAACCAGCTTCATTCCTGCAACCCATAACGAACCCATACCATGGATGGTATGCAAGGTCATTTACATGCAGGAGAAAGTCGCGGCGATAAATAACTACGAACCCACGGGAGCTATTTATCTCATGGTCACAGGTGGGCAAAGGAATACCCTGTTCAAAATCGCCACCTGCCGGGGTATCTCCAACTTCGAGTCGGGTGTAGGCCTGAGCCGCTGGGTGACGGACGTAGTGAATAATACCACCGGAAGTATTACCGTAAGCGTTGGCAACGGCGACTACACCTTCTACCAACCAGGTGGTACCAACCCCGCGTACTACGCACTGAACGCTCTGGCCCGCGACTGTGTGGAAAGTGAAGATACCGCAGACTTCGCGGACATCAATGAACCTATTCAGTAAACGACATGAACAACGCAGAGATTCAAATCCAATTCCCCGAACCTGGTATATGGACGGTGATGAGCATGTCCGCGGTTTATGCGGATGCCGATGGTTTCAACCGGGTAGATACCTATACACAAGACACTCTCCCTCCTGAACAGATACCAGCCCTGGAAGCCGCGATTACTGCGATAGCCACGCTGGAAGAAGACTGGAGGGCAAGGCAGGTCTGGGCCCGACTGGTTACGGAAACCATAGTAACCGCGGAATCCGTGGAATCCGTGGAAACCATTCTTCTCACTGTCGAGGCTATCAACAAAAACGGAGGGACTCGAATGTTCCGGCCATCCGAATACGAACAATTTCGGCTGACGGACACAGGTTCCCTGTCCTTCTTTAAATACTTCACAACTAAACAACCATCAACCATTTATGGAGATACAGGAACTTCTGAACCTACTCCCGCTCCTGAAGCGGTAAAGAAGGTTTGAAAGACTAGAAAGTCCAAGTAAACCACGGGGGCCGGGGGAACAATCCTCCGGCCCTCTTTTGTCATACTAAAATAAACTTATTGACAAAAGTAAAAATCCCTGTATGTTGATGCACATGGATAACAACCCATCCACAAAAAACATCGTAGTAGTTCAAGACATGACTAATGGTCTTAGCCATGTCATTGAAAGTGAAACCAACGGGGAGAAGATGTGAAGAAGTACGTTTCTGTCGTGTCCCCCACGGCTCCCCGTCCAGTACCTCTGTCCCAAATGACCTGGGAGGAAGCGGAGATTGATGCTTTCTGTATCGTTCGGCTCCTCGACCCATCACTGTCCCCTGAACGGGAACCTTCGGAGTCGGAATCACAAATTAAGAAAGAAGTGGAATTGACCATTAAATGTGCTAAGAAACGATTGAACAAACAAAACTAAAATGGAAAAGCAAGATAGATTCTTCCAGAAAGGAGACGAGGTGCGGTTCATCAACCGAGGCAGGCCTCTCCCTAAACATTTCAACTATAGTAAAACGTATATAGTAACTCGAAATGAAACGGAAACTGGGCTAGTAGCTATTGAGGGTTTAGACTTCTCAAGTTCCTTTCTGGAATTGGTCGAACCTGTTGAAAAGAACTATCCTTTCGGATTTCAGGAAGCAGTAAAATACATGATGGAAGGACATATTCTGGAAAGATTGTCTCCTATACATATAGCTAGATTTCATGTACGAATGATTGAAGGCCACATTCAAAGCAGGTATGGTGAATCTACTGATGACAGAGACTGGTGCCCCTGTGCGCTCGACGACGAGGATGTTATGTCCAGATGGAAACTTATTGACTAATTAACCAATTAACCAATTAACCAATTAACTAATTAAAACACAATGAAGAGAGAAGATTGTAAACCGAACAAGGTTGTCATGTTGAAAGGAGTCATTGACCATGATGATAAAACTACAGTACGTCCTATTAAAGTGAACTTCATTCACCTGGATGAGGACGAACCGCATTATGCGTGGTTCGACCCGGACCAGCTGTTCGAAGTTAAGGAACCCACAATTAGCCGGACAAGAAAGTTCCGCCCAGGGGATAAGGTACGGTTCGCACCCAGCGGACGTATGAAGTATGTTAAGACACCACCAGCAGATGAAGAGTACGTAGTCACTTTCAACGAGTCGGACGGCTGGGTTAATATAAAGGGTGGTCGTTATGACAACGTCATTAAATGGTTTGACCTGGAACTCGTGGAACCCGCGGATTCCGTGGGTGAAAGGAGCCTCTATGAAATCAGGGAATATGAAGGTTCTTATTTCCGTGTCTTTCGTGATGGACATTACGTTTTTGAAGTCTGGTACGGTTCAAACCTAGGCAGTCCCTATACTAGAACGGAAGCCTACCAGAAAGCGCGGGAAATCTGTGATGAATTAAACCGTAAGTACAACCCCTCAAACAATTAACCCAACAAGTTATGTCAATACTCAATCTTACAGTCAGCCAGTATATTGTCGTTGCCCTTCTCATCACCCTGTGGGCTTTCATTGCCCGTTGGGTTATGGTCGGGGTGAATAACTGTAAATCGGAAGAAGTGAAAAAACTTTGGAAGAAAGCCGGAATAGAAACCAACTCCTTCCGAACCCGTGGAAGCCAATATACCCTTTATGAGAAGGGGGCTATAGAACAAATGCACGACCAGCTGATAGAGGAAAGCATGAATTTAATTAAGATAGGAATCATGCTTGTCTTCATGGTAATCGGGTTTGAAACGATTCGTTTTATTCTGCTACCCATGCCTGTCTCGATTTATGTTGCTGTTTTGGTTGCCGGGATTTCGGCGGTGTTTTGTTGGCTAATTGTTTCTGTCCAGGCAGATTATTTTTTTAGAATAACTCGGGAAACAAAAAGAGTAAGAGAGAAACTGTCATACAAAAAGAAATAATAGTGTTGACAAAGTAACATCCGAGACCATAATAATCCCATGACCCAAACATCAAACAAAAAAGAGATTAAGTGCCCAGTATGCGGAAATATTTTCGACCTTTGTCATGACCTATATGACTGGGATTCCTCAAATAGTAATTACAATTACACATATAGGTACGTTTGCCATAAATGCGGTCTTACGTCTTTCTGGGGTTCCACTGAAGAGGAAGCCTTATCTTCATTGAAAGAACTTATCAGAGAGTTCCCACCTGTTATGAGACTTGTCCCAGGAGATACACTTTCTTATTTTGACAACTTATATCATATAAAAATAGGAGAGGTTGTGAAAGTAGACCGAAACAGTATGCGAATTCAACTAGAAGACGGAAGTAGCGTACTCCCTGAAGCAATATACAAATGGCCCTGGGACTTAAAAAATAGAAAGCTCCATGATGAAAATGTTTAAATGTATTATTTGCGGGAAAAGTTGTGAGCACATTGAAACAAATGCGGAGGCTTCCTTTTTTCATGAGGTTTGTCCAGAGCACACTCGACCTGTCTTGGGAAGAACTTGCACTCATGACAGATTCCGAAGTTAAAAAGAGTATAACCTCTCTTGGATATACGTTCGTCAAAACCCTTTCGGCAGGAGATGATACCCTGTATATAGTCCCCAAGACTATGCTTGAAAACGTTTACGCTCTGACTCGATGATTACAGATGCCCCCCCCTCTGGTTTATATTTTTATCACTCTAAGTTTTTGTATTTCTTATTACCTGTACTCTAAAAATCCTGACCTCTTTGCATGAAAAATCAAAGCCAACTTATCAAACACCCCGGACTCAAGTCTCCCCGGAAGCCACGGAACAGCACACCCCCTGTACAGAAAATCCCGCACGGATACCTTTCAACACAGGAAATCGCGGATGCCGTGGGAAGAACTCCTACCTGTATTCTTACTACACTGGAACGCCGTAAAGTGCCTAAAGTACGTTTCGGAAGGGTTGTGTACTGGGACGGAGAACTTGCCCGAGAATATATCAGGGAAGTCGATGCTGACGTGTATGACCACATGCCTAACGGATATATTGACATAGAAAGCGCGTTGGAACTTACCGGATTCAAAAGTGCCGCTTATTTATCCACCCTGTTCAAGAGAGGGAAAGTGCGCCGTATCCGGTACCGGGATGACATGGGAGCCGGAAGAAAGACGAGGTTCGCGTACAATGTTCTTGACCTGGAAACTCTTTTGAGTTTAAATTCTGACCCGGAGGACCATGACTAAGAGCATCTTCACTACCCAAAGAACGCTTCATCCGCGGATGGGGGCACAGGAAAGGCTGTTAGGGATTTTAACAAACCTGGAACTGTTCGGTGTTGATTTTTCTTTGTCTTCTCTCAGGATTCTTTTGGCCCTCCACGGAAGCGGGGGTACCGCGAAACTAACGGCAAAACAGTTATCCCTTCAGTTAAGCCTGTCCACCTCGAACATTTCTTATCACCTCAACAAGCTTTTGGATTATGGTCATGTGGAGAAGGTAACGGACAGCGACCCCCAGCAATACCAACTCACGGCACGGGGGAGGAACCTCTGCCGTGACATATTCAAACCCCAAGAATACATCAACAAATGACTCACGAAGAAATTGAAAAGGTAGCTGAACAGCTATACACCCTGACAGAATCCCATACTGCATGGTCTGAACTCGATGCCGCGGGTCAATACCCGTATGTCAAACTGGCAATAAACCTAGGAGAGAAGAAACCGGAAATCCTCGGTGAACTGGTATCTAAGTATTGTGTCGATTTCGGAATGCCCAGCAAGTACAAAGCTATTGTAGCGGGGATTATTTCCGGGATTCTTACTGCGGTCCTGGCCCTGACAGGCTTTTCCGTAACAGGCTGTTCTTCTGTCGAGGTGACAGAGGGCGAAGCCGTTCTGTGCAAAGACGGCTCCTGCCTGGTACTAACCCCTGGACATATCTCCTATTCCCAGGCCCAGCCGGAAACGGACGTGCCTCCGGTTGTCCAGGTAAAACCCAACAAGAAGTGACATGACCGACAACGAGGTTCAATATTCCGAGTTACCCTCTGCCCCGGACCTCTTTAATCATCCGGTACCCACGGTTCCCGTGGGTACCGAATTGTTTAATGACACGCCTCCGTTCGATTCTCTTCCTGACCCCATTGCCCCGGTTTATGGGGATAGTGACGTGGGAGTACAGGTTTCGCGTCCTTACAATGACGACCCGTTGTTTCGGAATTACCCGGAAAACATGTTCGCCATTGTTTATGACCCTGAGTCTATTAACGGCCCCAGTGTAAAATATGTGGCCGGAGTTATTATTGAGGGCAACAATGTTATCCAAATCGGAGGGACTCCGGGGTCTCTGCAAAACGTAATGAGCAACGAGCATGCTCCTTTGGATGACAATATTACCTGGTATTTGAATGTACAGAGTGACAGGTCTGCTTCTACCGTCAGCAGTACAAAGGACCCGCTGGCAGACTTTTGGGTTCCTCTGGCCAAGATAACCAAAGGATGCAACGGTTATATTCAACAGTTGCACCGGGGGGCTGTCTTTCTCTCTACGTCCGCTTATGGTTTTGAAGTTCAGTTGGAGTTCAATGAACAAGGGACCCGGACGGGGATTAAAGTGCGTCCCGGTATCGTCATGTTGAATGGAAAGTCCCTGGGGAAATTCCCTGAAACCTTACAGGATGAGCCCTGGTATTACTCTGCCTTTACTCAGGATGGTCCGGTATATTTAAGACTTACCCTAGACGACCATAGTATGGTAACGGGCTCCGCTATTGAATTTGAGTTAGCGACCCCTAAAATATACAATCTAGTCATAAGTGCCGAGCAAAAAGAGGACCCTCCATTTACCTACTCTTTTTTATTAGCAGATATTAAAGAAAAACAAGTCACTCAGTATCTGCTGGGTACAGTCCAGTTACCTGTAGGTGGTGGTACTTTCTTCCCATATGGTGCTATCGATGAATAATAAATCCTCCATTGCTATGTCTGTCAGGGGGAGTTTATGAAAATATAAAACAACATCATGGTTAGGGTTTATTTATTTACTTATGCAAAAGATGCAAACCCTGCGTTAGCCTGCGTTCGCTGTCTTCGAAATACGTTGCCTGAAGCTTGGATTACTGTTGTAGATGATGCTTCTGCTCCTTGTTCTTCCGATTTTATAAGACAATGTTTTCAGTTGGGGGTTTTTTCTTACATGCAAAGCACCTTTCCTCGAAATGGAAACTTGAAAGGGGATAGATGTATTAAAGGCATTCTGTCCACGTTGGTTCAAAATTCAAACGAAGATGACGTTATCATAAAGATTGACTCTGATACTTTGTTACTGTCTCCTGCCCCTATAGAACGAATGCGGAACTTGGAGGCAGATGGCTTCGGAGCCAGTTCTTTATTCCGTCCTTTCGCGGGATTATGCTATGGCTTTACACAAAAAGCATTAAAACTTTTACATGAAAAAACATATCTATTACCGTCTTCCTCTACGATAGAAGAAGATTTATGGATTGGAAAATTGATTTTTTTACAAAAGTTAAATATGGCTATAGACAGGCCATGGACTCCCGTACATACTCAAGGACGGTGGACTGCCTATAACTGGCCATATTCTCCTGTCTTAGAACTATATCGCTCTTTGGACGTAGTAACGTTTGGAACTTTTGAAGGAATCCCCTCTGTAGATAAAAACCATGTGGCAAACAAAATGAACGCTTTAATAGACTTGGTATATGGACCTGGCAATAATACCTGCAAAGCATCATAGTTCAGAAGTCCCTTATAAAAACTTTCGGGCTCTATGGAGGGAGCCTCTTTTTTTACATTCCGTGAGGTATGCAGTAAAAGAAGGTGTACCCTGTGTAGTTTCTACGGACAGCGAAATTATTAAAGGTTTATGTCGTCGAAATAATATCCCTTACCTCCATGAAGAAGTAGATGATTCTAATATCCTGAATTGTGTAACTCAAGTAGTTAAAAAAGAAAAAGTGGATAGGTGGATTCTTTTACAACCTACAAGCCCGATACGCCCCCCCTCTCTGCTTAAGAAGTTATTGAGTAAGAATAATGAAAATATTATGACGGTTCAAAAAATATATCTCCATGGTAAACTGGGAAGCCGTTTTATACATAAAACTCGAAGGCAGGAATCCTCTGAAATCTTATATCAATTCAACGGAAGTATTTTAATAGGGAGTTATGACATGGTAATGAAGGAACAGACCCTATTCAAAAACCCTTTAATGGTAGAACAGAGGGGACTATATAACTATCAAATAGACTATCTTGAAGATTTTGAACACCTGGAAAGGTATGGAAATTTGCATTGTGGGGAATAAAAAGCCCAGTCAGGATTTTACCCAGGAAATAAATTCCGCAGACCAGGTTGTTCGAGTCAGTAAAATGGATTATCTAGATACTAGGTTGATAGGTTCTCGAACTGATGAACTGTATCTGGAACCAAACATGGTGTGGCATTCTTATTCGCCAGAGGTTAGAAAATTATCTCTACTGCCCCGCATACCTTTAATTCATATTAGAGAATCCTGGTGGAACCGGGTAGGAGAACACCTGCTTAAACAAAAGTGGATTAACAAAGGCCAAGTTAGAATAATTCCTAAAAGCAGGGAATTGGTTATGCCGGGATGCACTACATTGGCAATAGCTGTATATGATATTTCATTAAGATTCCCCGAAGCCAAATTACTTTTAACTGGGGCAGACATAGGGGAAGAAAGAAGAAAAATATTTTGGATTCATGTTTCCGGTGGAGAGGTGGAATTTTTGAATAGACTTATTTCAGAAGGAAGACTGAGGGTGTTGGGATAATGATTGCGGGAATATACATTTTCTGTATATTCCCGCAATCGTTTTATGAGAATGACACGGAAAACGCTTGATGGATTTTTATGGCCAGTAATAATAACCCCATGTCCGAAACACAACCTAACCATGAGTTTGATGATTTTGTTTTCATCATTTTTGCGTACAACTCTACCCTGGACTGGCCGGAGCGTGAGCCTCTGCTTGTTCACTATTCTGTCAATTATCTGCTCAACCACGGAATCCCCGGAACCCGTATTACCGTTCTGGCCAATGACCTGTCGGTATGTTCCTGGGCAAACCAGCAGGGGATGAAGTTTATCCAGCTTAAAGCTACCGACAGGGAAACTGTTATGGAAGCCATGGCTTCCGTAATGCAGGAGAATCCGTGGAAGAATATCATATGTCTCAACACCGTATTTCCTGTGCGTGAAGCGGACCTCCTGTCTTTGATGTGCAGTCAAATCAGGACGGAAAAACAACGGCTCTTTCTCACTGCTCACATGGGAGCCCACCACCAGAAGGAAGATAACACAGTAACTTGGGATACTGTATTGAACGGAAGTATCTTGGGCTTTCGTCACGACTCTGATATTAAATCCATCTTCCATCCCGATACATTGTATCCTGTGCATCATAATGCCGAATGCGGGAATTATAACATCTGCTACAGATACCAGTATATGAAGGAACCCCTGGAATCCGCGGTTGCCGTGGGTTACAAAATGTCCGCATGGACTGCGCCCTGCCCGTCAGAATATCCCCGCAGGGTGGAAATAAAGCTGGACAAGGACACAGCTACCCACTAACCTGACTCGCATGAACAACTCCAACTTATATTTTGACGGGGCTCTGGGAAGGTTCATCAGGAAGGAAATCTATGACCAGGTTAGCGTAGACAGCAACCTGACTGCCCAGCATGGCCTGGCCTGCGGGGAATTGACCGTAGGGGCTGGATTCAATAATCGTCTGAAGCTGTACATTTCCCATGCCTCCGGTCTGGATTTAAGCACGTCCCAAAGTGTTTCCTTTGATATGGTGACAAAGGTGGCTCCTTATAACCAGGGCAACTTGCCCATATATACGGTAGTCGATACGACTGGCGCGTACATATCTAAACCCGCAGGGACTTCCGACGTATGCCTTTTCTCTACAAACATTATTGAGTTTGACCCGGAGAAATATCCAAGAGGCACCTATTGGATGGAAATTTCTCTCAACTGTACAGGGCGTGTATGGTGCAACACATTTCCCATTCTTTTTCACATTATTTAACCACCATGAAATTAGACCTCAACAGAATACTGAAACTTTATCCGCTCCTTAAAATCCTCCACTACCAGACAAAGGAAGGCTTTCATCATGAAAAATATGATGAAGCATTCGATGACCTGGGGGAACTTGCGGACAAATTTATTGAAACCTACATGGGGCTGAACGGACGGGACTGGATTGCAGGTTCCCTCCCCATGCCCAAACTTGTAGAACCCAACACCCGGAACTGCGTTGCAAGATACCGCATGGACATCATTGACGACCTTATCCCCTATCTCTACCAAATGGCTCGAGGGCATAAGGCCCTGAACAAATTGGCAGAAGATTTTGACGAAGCCGCCCACGGAATCCTTGGTCTCCTGGAAAACTTCAGCAATGGCCAATAAAGGTTATGCCCTGTGTGTATAATAAAGCAGAGTTTTACATGGCCAATGACGGCCCGGAAAGCAACTCTGAAATCATCTCCCAGGTCCTGCCACGCATGGACGGGATACTTTCCCGAGCCCGCTCCATGACTTGGGGCATGATTAGCTATTCCCTGTCCAGGACAAATAATCCTTTCGGCATTGCGCTCGAACATATGCGGGTAGGCTTCGCCGCACGAACCGTATCCCTGCCGGATATTACGGGTGTGTGTGATGTGTCCCATTGGATAATTATGGAAAAGGTTCCCCTTTCTTTCGAGGACTTCCGTTGTATTTTCAGGATTCTGGAACCCACGGTATCCCCGGATGAACGGCACGATTATCTCCTGCATAACCAATGGTACACTCCTTCCAAAGAAATCCAACTGGACAACGACATGATTACCCTGTTCCACTGGGAACTGGGCTACCCTGAAAACGAACGAATCAACCCACTGGAAAATGACACAGAACAATAAAATCAAAAAGATTCAACAGCTGGTAGGCGTAACCGCTGACGGCATTATAGGCCCTAAAACCATTGATGCAATCCTCGAGAAGTTGACCCCGGAATCCGGGGAATCCGTGGGTACCGGGGAATCCGTGGATGCTCATGAAATCCGTAACCGGATGGCCGCTAAAATCCTGAACATGGAAGACTATAAAATCACGGGGCCCGCCTCTCTACGTGTCACCCGACTTCCCTCCGGTGATGGTGGCGGCACTTGGGAAATCGCAGGTATCTGCGACGGGATTGAACCGGAAGTGTTTAACCGTATTAAATCCCTGCTGGACAAGGGACTGCGGGAAGAAGCATGGGAAGAATGCCTCAGCTATATACTTGAGAATACGGCCACCATTGCAAGCTATCTTCCGAATTATGGTTTCGGCTACGAGTTCATGGTGCGTGACCTGGCCTTTAACATGGGCAATGCTGGGGCTATCAAGGTCATTCAGGGCATGGCCAACCTGCACGCCAATTTTATCATCCACCGGAGTCCCGGGGCTATCAAAGTTATCCCGGACATGTCCAACCGAGAGGGCACTGACAAGCTTGCAGTGGATGGGAAGTGGGGCATTAAAACGCAGACGGCCCTACTGGCACTAACCTCAACCCTACCCGAAGACTACGTGGTTAATGCTCTGGACAAAGCGGCCCGAGCCCGTTACCAAAATATTGTGGATGCCAATCCCGTCAAGGAAAAATTCCTCAAGGGATGGCTCAACAGATGTGACGACCGTCTGGCTTTTGCTAATACTCTTGTGTCAAGCAAATAATTCTTTACACAGAGAAACGCGTTTAGTATCATGGCGGCGGTGTTAATCCTGCCGCCATGTTTTTATTTGCTTTACTAGGCGTGGATGCTGGTGTCTGGACAATGTTCCTGACCCGCATTGTGGAGGAAATGAGCCCCGCGTACCTGGTGTTCGTGGGGCTCATTTTCGTGGCAGTTAAACTGGGGTACAAATATCTTAGCAAAAAAATTGATTTTACCTTGGACAAGGAAAAGTCATTTTTGGTCTTGCTTCAAGAGGCTCTACATGTTATCTCCGAACTGGATGAAACTCTCGACCAACTGCATGGGAAAGTTGATGCTCTCCGGAGCGACCATGAAGAACTACTGGAACTACTCAGACAACAAAACATGACCAATGAAATTCCTGTCAAAACTATTTCAAAACCTCGAAAACCAAAAAACAGTCTGTGATAAACTGGCCACAGACCTGAACTGCTTAAGCAAAGAATTAAGTCAATGCAGAAAACGCATTGCTAAAAGAAACCGATTCTATGCTACGTTTCCCATTGGGTGTGAAGAAGAAATGAAACTGCCCAGGAACCAGTGGGCATACTTCCTAAAAGGGAAAGTGGGGATTAAATACGTAGGGGAAAACCTTACCAGTTCCGTTACCTATGTCAAAACAAGGGAGAAAGTTAAAATCCCCAGGATTATTGACAGTGAACGGTCCCACAAACTCTATGTTATTTCTGGATATGTTATTGACAGGACTACAAATCTGACATATTCTGAAGGCGAATCAATTTCTTTTTTGAGGGGAGAACCCATGTCCCTGACCATTTACGGTTATGTCAGGATGACCTGGACTCCCCCGCTTTCCGGCTCAACACTTCCGTTCTTCCATTCGAATCATGCCTCTAATTCCTAACACTGGTGCATCCAGCCCGCAACCGCCGATAATTCCAATAGGGACCACTGACAGTTCGTGGCGCAACGGCCATGACCCGGACCGCCCCATGGGGGAACCCATTATCAATTTCCCCTATGCCGTAGTTAAGAACGTCATGTTCTTTGTGGAACGGATTGTCAAAAATCCTAATGAACTGTCTGCCGAACTGGGGACTCCCTACAACCCCACTGCCGGAACCACCTTCCTCCCGTACATGCGGGAAGCGGTCCTGGTCCATGTGGAACCTGTAGCGGAGGATGCGCGTCGGCATATCTATCGGTTCTACTACATGGTGCCGCCCCAGGAGCAGTTCAAGTACAACATCCAGGATATGAAAAAAATTCAGGATGGGTATACGCTTAAGGACACGGCGGCGAACGGGAAGTTTATGAGCAGTGCGGCAGATGCCGACGACTTGAAAGATTTCTACGAGATTACCCGGGAATGGGTGGAACCCACGGATTCCGCGTACACCCCGTTAGCCCTTGGTTCCTTTGACCCCAGCAACGAGAAGCTTGACCCTGACTTCTATGACCTTCATGATTATACGGCCTACGATGCCCAGCTGGTCTACGAAGAAGTAGGAAAATTTGAGGAAGACTACCTCAACAAATATTTCCGAAAAGTGTTGCGCGTGTATAAAACCCTGCCCGGCCCTGTTGTCAAGGAGTTCATGCCCAACAATATGTGGATAAAGGGGGACACCGTATGGGAAAACGGCGGGCCCGGAACCTCCATCCCTGAACATGAGTGGGTATCTCAGAATGCTATCAAACTTTCCCGCGAAGTGTGGGCCGCCCCTCTGTGGGAAGGGGAAGGCGGGCCGGAGCCTGGACAGGCACGCATCCCTTTTATGCCTACCAAGGAGTTCGGGGAACAACCTCTTAGCACTGGGTGGGATAAAGGTTCCTATCCCAGCCTTCAGATGTACACTATTGTGTCCATGTTCAAGCGCAATTCATCCATTGTGGAGAATGAACAGCAGAACAGCCTTTCCGGCAACTGTTGCAACCCGGACTCCCGGTTTGTGCGCTGTATCAACACCACAGTGACGACCAGCCAGTCAGTGGACTGGACGGCCAATGGGGACCTTCCATCCATTGAACCCCCGGACCCCAGTGAGAACTGTAGCCAATGGAGGGTGGATAGTAGTGTGGTAGTCCGAGAAGGGTATAGCCAGAAGGAAACCCGGAAACAATGCACTACCTACGAACAGATTGACGAGTTCTGGGAATCCCAGTTTGACCGGATTACGAACCAGGTTTATCCGGTGCTTCGCAAAATCGTACATGACCCCTCCACCGACTTCGACACGGTATGGCAGGAAGAAGGGTTCAAAAAATATACGGATGCTGTAGGTAATGTTTACTACGGACGCAAGCTGGAAAACCCGACAATCGAAGTTCCGGTTTCCATCCCCGACACCCCCTGGACCCAGCTGACTTATTCCCTGAATGATTTCACCGCTTCGGAGGACAGCCCCAGCCCAAGCGGCATGCTCACCAATTTCAGTACGGTCAACCCCTGGAACAGCCCCAGTTATCCGAACTACGCCGGAACCTTCGCTTTCAACTGCGAATATACTTCCGACAATGCCGGGAAGGACAGGGGTACCGTGGTTTCCATCAACTTCAAAGGAAGACGCTGGTGGTGTATGTATATTCAAAACAGCTATCCCACTTCGGAGTCTCCGGGAACAATTACTAATTCACCACACTACGCGAACATTAACTCTGACGGTCCCTGGTACACACAGAACGGCCAGTACAAAGTCAGAGGGGAGCTTTTCATAACTGATACCCTGTATGCTGAAGGGGTCACTGGCCAGACCTGGACTTTCCCCATAGGTTATATGAACGGTTCAGGAGTGTACCAGCGCAACAATTCCTATAACCCGGAAATGAAATTTACCGTAGGAGCTTTGCCTACGGGAATCAGCAACGCTTACCTGGACGTGGAGTTGGGCCAGTTGAATCTTCATTGCTGGATTGAAAACCCGGACAACTCCAATATCACCGGGGCTATTCCCGTACTCCTGAACGGCACAAAAATATTTGACATCGAAGTTTCCGGTGTGGTCAGTACCGGGAACGAACCTCCGAACGTAAACTCTTCACGCCTTGCCAAAGCCGAATATACGGACGGGACTTACGTCCTCAAATCTGACATCGTTAATAAGCTGGACATGACGTTCAACTGCCAACGGTTCCCCTACTGGCAGTTTGGAGTAACTGTCGCCAGCTTAAACGGCAATACCTATAAACGGGAAACAAGCACCGAAGTGTCCCGTGTAGTCCTCCGGCAGTGGGTGAACCCCTGCTACGCTGTTGATAGTTACATGCAGGTTCCCGGTATCGGATATTACCGGAAATATACCACCACCATGAACTACAGTTTCCCGCCTGTCTTGGGAAGCATTATGTGGATGCCATGGAACACCCGGCCCGATATGTCCGGGAAAGGCGGCGGCCAATACTTCCCTACGACAACCATGTCTCAGGACTCCTATTCAGGCCCCTGCACGGCAATCGTGGAGGAACTGTTCAGCCCGGATGGTTCCTGGCCGAACACCTGGGGCCTGGGGACAACCCCGCAGTATATTACCAACAGCGGGTATTTTTCCACGCCGTTGGTGGACTTCCGTCTCCCTGCCTGCCTCCACCCCAACCTGAACTTTGTCGTGACAATCGGAAACCAGGATGCCAAATGGCAACCCGGCCAATTCACATGCACCTTCCCTTCCACCTCCGTCACCACCTGGCAACCCGTAACTTCCTATTACGCATCCCCGTGGAACGGCGGCATGCTGTGCAAGAAAGTAACCATCTATCCTCCAACCGCATAATCTCATGGCGTTCATTACTAAATCCTATTTGACGTATCGAAATGTATGCGACGAATTGTGTATGCTCATTACCAATACGCCGCCCTCCAAAACCAATGTTGACTTCCGCAGAATTCTAAAAGAAGCCCAGAACCTCCTGCTTAACGAAGCCACGGTAGCCCCGGATTCCATGGCAACTCTTGACTTCGAAGGGATTGAACGGGACGGAACCATATCCTTGCCAGAAGAATATGATAGTATCGTTGAGGCATGGACTCCGGGAGGCCAGAGGTACAACATTGTTGACCGGGCCATGTTCGAATCCAACACCTGGTTCCGTAGCGAGTACCCCCGCAGGCCGCACGGTTCCCCTCCCCTCATGGTAGACATGGGGCTGAATGACAAAAACCTCCGCACCTATGCCGTACTGTCTGGTAGCAATGGCATTAACGACCAGAACAACACCATGACCGTAACCGCGCGTTGCGCTCTCCGCGGGCTGTCCCTGAATGTTTATGACGACAGTGCATGGGAAGATGAAGAAGTCCGCATTTATCCGGGATGCCTTCCCGCCCTCAAGGCCATGATGCTGTCCGTAGTCTACAATGAACAGGGTAATACCCAGATGGGCACGGACAGTTACGGACTGGCAGTCAAATACCTGAACGACCATCTTCGCAAATACCGTCAGGGCACCTATCAGGCACCCAACATTATTCAAGTGGGTGGCCTGATGCAGAGCCCCGGACTTAACCTCATGTAACCCCTATGGCAACTCAATCTACAGCTACAAGCAGTGAAGGGAAGAACCCCGTAACCAAGTCTCCGCGGCAGAAGATTACCGAAGAAGTTCTGCCCAAGGTGAACCCCGACGTGCCGCTTCGCCCCAGCTCCAACAACGACCCGAACAAACCTGTCGATGCTAAGGCATTGAACGAGGTGGCCGCGGCTAACAGCAACCACGGAATCCAGAGACCCCCGGGAACCCCGGAAAGGCCCAGCGCGGCTTACTGGGCCAGCAAGGGAATCACGGAACCCACGGTTCCGGGTGCCGTGGACCCGAACAGCAGAGCCTATGCGGAAGCCCAGCGGGCCAGTTACCAAAAACTCATGGCCCAGGGACCAACCGCAGAGGACAGGCTTCTCATGCGGGGCGTGGACCAGAATGTAAGCAGAGGGCAAATGCCCGTTGGAAGGGTGCCGGGACCTACGGCATCCCCGGTACCCATGGGTACCGGGGACCGAACTTCCGCGTCTTCGAATCTGACCTTCGGGGACTTCAGTGCAAAAATGAAGAATGACCTCCCCCCTGAACAGTATAAACTTTTCCAGTCCCTGTCTCCCGCTGTACAAACAAACCTATACAACAGGTATAAAGCGCAACAGATTAGACAGATGGGAACCACGGGAACCACGGGAACCACGGGAACCACGGGAACCACGGGAACCGTGGGGGCCTTGCCTGCCGGAGGTTCTCCCATACCTACGGCAGAAACAGCCCCGCTGGGGCGGGATGAAAAAATGCTGAATGTTCTGCGGGACTCTACAGCAGACCCGCAAGCCAGGGCTCAAGCCAAAGCCTATCTGACGGTCAAGACCATGTATGCCCAGAAAGGAAAATACGCAAACGAAATTAAAGCCCTGGAACGAGGGGCCCGAGCTTACCGTAAACAACTGGACAATATGTTCAAAAATACTTTGAACCGAAAGGACCCGCGGTACCAACAACAGTATGACCACCTAAGATTGCTGAGGAAGAACAACCCGCAGGCGAAACTTATTATGTACACGGAACTGTTGAAGAGGCCGGAGTTTGCTTCCCTTAGTTTTAAATAATTCCACGACCGGAGAGTGAAGTATTTTCACTTGACGTTAGCCCCCGCTTTGATAGACTTAGGCAGTCCCCAAGGCGGGGGCGCATTATATTAGCAACCAAACATTTAAGCAGATGGCCATTGATTTTACTAAAGCCAGCATGACGGATTGGGACCTGGATTCCGAACGTGCAGAACGACGGGAGGCCCGCGCCGCAGAAAAGCACGCCGCATGGCAACAGACACAGGAACAGAAAGCCCTGGACCGCCAGGCGAGAGAAGCTGAAAAAACCAGAAAGCGGGAAATTGAAGCAGTTGATGCCGACGTGGACTTCGCTACCTACTTGTCTGACACTCTGGAAAAGCAGAGGAAGGAGTTGGAAAAGCAGGCTAAGGAAGCAAAGACAGCGGAAAGAAAAGAAGTAACGGAAGCACGGGAAGACCAGAGGTTTGACTGGGCCATTCAAGATAGGCGTGAAAAGGAAATTAACAAAGCCGTAGCATCTCTGGGCAAGCGCAATCTAGGCTTGTATGCGGAGACCCTCGATGACCTGGCAGAGTATGTGAACCAGGACGAAAACAATTTTATCGACCTGAAACAAGCCAGTAAAGGCGACTCTCCCCTTCTCGAAAAACTCAACGATTCCCTGGATGCCACTGTAGTATCTTCCAATTCCCTGACCCCTACTGACCCTGCATTCGTTTCCAGGTATGGTATCAGTGTAGGGGAAAACGGACTGCCCGTTATCACTGAAAAATTTTTAGCCATTGCGGCAGACCGCACCCGTAATTCAGGGGAGGTAAGCAAAGCGATTGCAAACACGTTAGCGGCTAACAGGAAAAAATATATTAAGGAACACCTGGATGCCACTGGACTCAACGCCGCGCAGGTAGAAGCGGAAGCCCCGGCAACCATGGAAGCCGAAGAAATTAAGGCCCTTCTTGATAATATCCGACGTAAAAATATTGATACCTTCAAAGCCGCCAGGAAAGTTTACGACAAATACAACACGGCAACCACGGAAGCCATTCAGGGCAGGAAGCCCAGTGAGGCCAGCGTGGGGGAGCCTGGCGTTGGCGAATCCTTTGACACGGCACCTTCATTCGTTGGGAATGTTTTTGCTGAGCTCGCCAACCTGTCCAAGTCTCCCAGCACTATGTTCCGTCTGGTACGGGATTACGGTAAATACGTAGCCAATACCAGTGGTGACTTCATTTCTGGACAGCGTGCTCTTCAGGATGTCCCCGGCATGTTGGAAGCAGGCAACCTTGACCTGAGCCGCCGTCCTGAAGTTAAGAACAAGGATGGCTCAATCAGCACCGTCCGCTCTATGTCTGTAGGGATAGATGGAAAAGAATATCTTATTCCCACGGTATCTACGGATGGAAAACTTTTAACGGAAGATGAAGCAGTAGAATTGTTCCGAAAAACAGGTGAACACCTGGGGGTTTTTGATACACCAGAACACGCCACTGCATACGCACACCAGCTTCATAAGGACCAGGAAAAACTTCTGATAGATAAAAAAGCAAAAGAAGCAGGGAAGCGGGCCGTCACTGCCGCGAAGACAGTGGATAACATTATTCAGCGGATGGAGGACGAGTATGAGGGCCTCAACTCCGTAGCCCTCCGGGAAAATTTGATGGACGAAGCCAAGGTTGCCGAGGCCGCCGTGAAACGGTTGGCCCCCATGGTTGACCTCGACGAAATGCGGGCCGTGGCTGACAAGAAGAGCCATGAACTGGGCCGCACCATTGAATCGGATTACCGCCGCGATTATGCTGACACGCTGTATGCCGAACTGGAAAAGCGCAATCCAGGATTGAGCCGTGACCTGATTCGCACGCTGGGAACTACGGAACTCCTGAATGCCCAGACCAACGGCCTGAAGAAACGCGGCAGTCTTGATGACGCGGTTGCCGGGGCTATGAGCCAATACAGGAGCGCGGCTGGTCAGGTCGCTGACATTCTTACCTTCCAACCGGGGAATCTGGCAGGAAAAACCAGTGACCCGCTGAGTACAATGGAATGGCGGCAGGGTGCGCGTGGTTGGGAATATGGCGTGGTTGGCGGTCCTACCTTTGAGGTCAGCACCAAACAACTCCGCGACTACATGAAGAACTACGGGATTAAGAGCACGAAGGACGCGCTCAATTCCCTCAGTCATGCGGCACGTCAGGGAGACCTCAACATTGGCAGAGGTACGCTGTTTGCATACAACCCTCACACGAAAGAGGTTGATACAAACGCCACACTCCAATACAACCCCAACGCCCTGTACAATGACGACCTATTCAATCGCAGTGTCAATCAATTGCAGGAGTCAGGAGCAGACCCGGAGCTGATTGAGAAAACGGTTGCCCAATGGAAAAACGCCCGCACCAAATCAGCCAGTGAAATGGTCAAGCAGAACATGGAACTGGAAGAAACTCTGGGGACTCTTCGAGATACCTGGATGGGAACCGGAGCCGGATTTGCTGGTGGCTGGGTCATGGACCGTCTGGACAAGATGCTGTCCTTCAAAGAGTTCTATAACAGCGGCAAAGAAAATGGACAAAGTGATGAGCAGATTCTTGCGGCCTGGCAGAAAGAAGGACAGGGTACTATCAACTCTATTCTCCGGGGCCTTCAAATCGGCACACACAAATTTGCTGATATCGGGACGGGAGCTGTTGCGGGGTCCCTTCTTTTCGCCTCCAACCTTTTGGGCAGTGACACTGGCCGGGAAAAAGCCCGCACCATGTGGAACACGCTGAATGAAAAACAGAGGGCAGAAGGTGAACTGGTCAAGGGAAATCTCATGGCTGACATGTCTGCGGAAATTGTCAACCTGGGATACCAAATGGTAGGTACCTATGTGGGAGGTTCTGTTGGTGGTATTGCTGGGCGAGCCCTGGAACGCACAGCAATGAATGGTCTTATCAAGGCAAGTGCCAAAGTGATAGCCCGTAGAACCGAAGCCCTCGTGCCCGCCGCACGTCCGGGTCTGGCGAGCAGTGTAAGCGGAGGCATACAACGGGTTATGAACCGGGCCGCCAATATAAGCCTACAGCGTGCAGGTGCGGGTGCCGGGGTTAATACTGTCATTGCCAATCAGGTAGTGCCCCAGGCATACTCCGAAATCTTCTACGCCGTCTATGACCGGGAGATGGAAGGTAAGGAACCCACCGCAGAGAACCTTGAAGCGGCTCAAGCCAAAGCCAACCTCAGAGCTTTAATGGGTTCAGGAATTGCGGGCGGCATGTCTATCCTGATTAACAACCGTGCAGGTATGGAGTCCTTCATGCGTAAAGTAGTGGGAGCCAAAAACCTCCGCAGGGAAAACTGGTTCAACCGTGTAGATGAACGTCTTTCCAATTGGCGAAGAAAAAACTGGAAAGACATGACCAACATAGAACGCACTAAAGCGGTAGCTTCTTACCTTTACAGTTGCGCCAAGGTTTCCGCTGAAGGGGCCACTGAAGAATTGGCTGACGAATTCCAGGAATGGGCTGTGACTGAACTGGCCAAGAATGGGGAAATATCTGAACAGTCTATCGGAACTTTCGAAGGAGTCGTTGAAACAGGGGGCAAGATTGCTTTCCTTGGTATGCTTGGTGGGGTGTATGGAGCACGAATCGCAGGAGAAACCCCCGCTCCCTTCCAGCTTTCTCCCATGGCACCCACGGCACCCACGGCAACCATGGTATTTAAAGAAGCCAGCCAGCTGGTAGAGAGTACAGGCAAAGCCCTGGAATCCGTGGACCCCACGGGACCCGCGGCACCCCTGCTCGAATCGGGCCGGAAGACTATTGAAGTAGCGGGAGACAGGGGGGACGTGGAACTGGTGGCCGCGGACTGGGTGAACAAGACCGTAGCCAATGAGGAACTCCATCTGTCAGATGAACAAAAGGCACAATGGATTTCCATGGCACCCGCATTAGGCATGACCAACTTCCAATCTTTCCGCAACTATGTGCAGGAAGCCTCCGACAGATACCAGTACGAAGGGGAAACCGCCGCGGCTGAGTACCTCGCGGAAGTTATTCGTGACCTGCCCAACACGATGGCCTATGCAAGCGATACCAATGTAGGCATCATGCGCTCCATGCTGACCGAAGCATTCGACGCAATGAAGAGCCGCGAAGCGAACATCCCTCTGGATGACAACCTGGACCTCCAAGGTACTGGGGATGAAAGCCTGGACGAAGCTTCCAATATCATCAACACCCTGACGAACGAAGAAGCGGATACCACGGATACCACGGATACCACGGATACAACGGATAACACTGATACCAATGATACCAAGGATAACAAACA